TGAAGGTAGCCAAGGTATACAAGGTACTGAAGGATCCCAAGGTATTCAGGGGTTAGAAGCTCAAGGTATACAAGGTATTGACGGTGGTCAAGGTATACAAGGTATTGACGGTGGCCAAGGTGTGCAAGGCATTGAAGGGTCCCAAGGTATTCAGGGCATTGACGGTGGTCAAGGTGTACAAGGCACTGAAGGTAGCCAAGGCTTGCAAGGACTACAAGGTCCATCACCCACTGTAGCATATGGTTCGACTATAAGATCTGTATCAGTGACTTCACCAGGTACGGCGACAGTAACAATAGATTTTAGTCAAGATGGAATTGTATTGATCAAAGATCCAACAGATCCCCCCACAATTGCATTTACAAATATTACTGCTGGTAAACGATGCTCAGTTATTCTTCAAAATACTACTACAGATAGTATACTTGTTAATACCGGGGTGGCGGCGGATCAAGCAGTATCAGGAAGTAATTCAGTTCTTAATCGTGGTAGACAAAGTACATTTTTAGAATATGTTTGTTATTCCAATGTATCAACAGGTGTATTTCTAATCGTCGATCCATATTAATATCTAAAATATTTTTATATAAATACAAAAACGGGATAAATCATGGCAACATCAGTTCAGGGTACTCAAGGATTACAGGGCCCAAGTGGCGGAGTACAAGGTATTCAAGGTCGCCAAGGTACTCAAAGTACTCAAGGTCGTCAAGGTACTCAAGGTCGTCAAGGTCTTCAAGGAACTAGCGCACAAGGTCGTCAAGGTCTTCAAGGTTCTAATAATGGTCCACAAGGTCCACAAGGTACACGTGGTCTCGACGGAGAATTTGCTGGCCAAGGTGTACAAGGTGCTACAGGCTCTCAAGGAGTTCAAGGAGCATCAGGTCTTGGTGCAGGGGGAGGCGGATTAGGATCAAGAACTACTGCTACTGTTACTACATTTGATATACCTGACGGTGTCCTACAACAAACAGACATTACTGGGTTTAAAGGATACATACTATATAAAATTCAAACTTCAGCAGCAGCTTGGGTGAGGGTGTACTCAAATACTGCTAAAGCAACAAGTGATATTTTTCGAAATCAATATACTGACCCACTAGCAAACTCGGGTGTAATTGCTGAAGTTATTACTACTGGAGCTCAAACACTGTCGTTGACCCCAGCAGTAGTTGGGTTTAATGATGAAAATCCAGTAAGTAATATTATTCCAATAACTATTACTAACCTAAGTGGCAGCAGTGCTGCAATCACTGTGACTCTAACTTTACTGCAAACAGAAACTTAATATGTCATTGCTTCAATATATTAGAACCAAGCGATACATAGTAACAGTCAATGATTATCAAGATCTTATAGCTCTATATGACGAACTAGAAACTCTTGGAAAAACTCCAGTAGGGCTAGGTCTTATTAGAGAGATATTATGCATAGACCGCAGACCAGCTAGTAGAAATACTGTTTATTTGTTAACAGAATGGGAAGCTGGCGAATTGACCAGAGATCCTAGAATTAAGTCAGTGACTCTTCATCCTAAAGAATTAGGTATTAATGCAGGCCTTAATGGATATAGGCAGACCAGCTCTAATTGGGACAAATCTACTTCCACTTCCTCTAATATGAAAAATTGGGGATTACTACGTTGTGCCGAGGGCACACAAAGATCAGGGTGGGGAGGACCAGGTTGGCAAGGTAATGGTTCGGGTACTGCGGCGCAAACTGGAACTATTACATTAACACAAACTGGAAAAAATGTCGACGTAGTTATCTGTGATGATAACGGTATAGTTTGGAATCATCCAGAATTTGCTGCTAATGAGGATGGCACTGGCACTACACGAACTAATCAATATAATTGGTTTCAACATAACCTAGCAGTCAAAGGCACTGCTCCTGGGTCTTATAGTTATGGAACTGGTGATCATTCAACTCATGTAGCTGGCACTGTTGCAGGAAATACTCAAGGGTGGGCCAGGGATGCCAACATTTATAATTTATATTACTTGTCAGGCGACGAATCTGATTATACATTTCCCTATGTATTTGATTATATAAGACAATTTCATGCTAATAAATCCGTCAATGGTGCTACTGGAAGAAAAAATCCAACCATAGTTAACAATAGTTGGGGCATGAGTATTTTCCCCAGCGACTGGGCGTTGACCGATATTACTGCTGTAACTTATCGAGGAATAAGATATACTCCTTCAATAAGCTCGGTCGAATACCTAGGAACCAGTGGTGTTTGTAATGCCAATAGTAGACTCTCAAATCTAATAGGACTTGAAAATTTTGGTAATAGAATTACCACTACAGGCACTGCGCCTGCTGGTGCAGAAAATATTTTAACATTTCCAGGGACTTGGACGCGAAACGGTGGGCAAGTTTATTTGTCATCAACGTCTGCCCCTGCATCAACCTATACAGTGACTGTGCAAGGCCCATGCTCTCTTGCGCTGTTTTCAGATGTAGCATCTGGTGGAATAACTGGCACTACCACATTGACATTAGGTATAACAGTTACTCAAGGTGGCTCTACTATTGCAACTTACACACAAGGCCCGACAAGTTCGAATCCAGGCGGGGAAGTTGAATTAATTATAGACCAAACGGTAAATTTACCAAACACAGCAATATATACTATTACTTATAATACAACATTAGTCAACAATGAAGTAGCTAGTCCATTGACTGCTGTAGGTATGCGTACCAGAGTGATTGTGCCTACAGGTGATGAATCGGCTAGTCTAACTTCGATCACACCAAGTTTAGGATCCACTGCTGGGTTAACAGCGTCGACCAATCCCATGTTTGGGAATAATGATGACGGTTGGTGGGATATTACTTTGCCTTTTACTATTAATTTCCTAGGAGCTCCTTATACAGTTGTACACCCTGGGACTAATTTTTATCTAACATTCAATTCAGGTTCAAGAATATATAGCCAACTCAGTGTATCTAATCCTAACTTGCCAAAAATTATGTGGTGTGCTCAAGACAATTCTGTTCAAAGAATTTATCATGGAGTTGAAGGAACTGCACCGAATAGAACATATAGAATTAGAATGGAAGGCAATGCTGCTACTTCAGGAACACTAGGCAGTCCTGGCATGGTCTGCGAGTATACTTTCTACGAAGCAACTCCCAATCAGATAGATCTACAAGTAGGTGTAAATAATGCTAAAACTAATACTGGTTCAGGATTTAGCACAACACAATTAAATGCTTGGGGATTTATCAGTGGTCAACGTATTCCGGCAAGGGTTGCAGCATTAGATGCGGATATTGAGGACGCTATAGATGAGGGCATTATTACTGTGGGTGCTGCCGGAAATGGTAGATGGAAACATGATGTACCAGGTGGTCTAGATTGGAATAACACTTTTGAGATGGCTGTGAGATATCCAGGCAGTGTGGCACAACCTTACTACTATATGAGAGGAACAAGTCCCACTGCCAATGACACTACTGCTAATGGCGGATTTGATATTCCTAATATTTGTGTAGGTTCTGTGGATAGCATACAAATAGATCAGAAAGTGCAATACAGCGATTGCGGACCAGGAGTAGATATTTGGGCGCCAGGAACTTATATTATTAGTTCGGTACCTAGTGGAACCGCCGATCCTCGCAATGCCAGTTATTTTCTAGGAAAAAAAAGCGGGACTTCAATGGCCAGTCCACAAGTTGCCGGAGTATTGGCATGTGCCTTAGAAACATATCCTGGAATGAATCAAGAACAAGCTAAGGAATATATTTTAGCCTATGCCAAATCAAATCAATTAACGGCCACAAGCGGCGGACCTACCGATAGCCAAGCCCTACAAGGTGCCCCTAATAAGTTCTTATACTATTATCAGGAACGTGCAACATCTGGTAAAGTATTCCCTAAAATTAATTTTAAACCAAGACCATCAAGTGGTTCAGTTTATCCTAGAACTAGAATTAGAAGAACTTAATCAACACAGTTAAATACCATATGTCAGTATCATTACAAAAAATTAATTTAGGTGACTACGCCAACGATGGCACAGGTGATGACCTACGTACTGCCTTTGCCAAAGTTAATCTTAATTTTGATTCATTGGAGAGCGATATTACCAGCTTGGTCGAAGATACAAGCCCAAAACTAGGCGGTGATCTCAATCTTAATGGATTTAAGCTTAAGAGTAATGCCCCTATTAGAATTGAATCTGGTCAGGTAATAGTAAGTGGCACTATGCAAGCCAGTCGATTCATTGGTCAGATCAGTGATCTAAGCAATCATAAATTGGATGGATTAAGTGATGTAGTAGTGCCAAATCCAATTGACTTAATAGAGGGTCAGGCATTAGTATACAACGGTGAGGGCAGTTGGGTCCCTGGCAACGTTGTTGCGCCATCAACTACAGAAGTGGATGGTGGCGGTTCAGCAACTATTTTTAATTTAGATGAAGGAGCAATAATTGATGGGGGCAATGCTTAACTGTTTATGAAAATTGCTGTTTTAACTGGGGTCAGTGGCTTACAAGGCGCCACTATACAGGATCCCGCTAATGGCGGATATGCCAACGCTGATTACTATGCCTTTGTTGATCGTGAACATAACTGCAAAGTCTGGCAACAAAGACCTTTACTAGACTTTAGTTTGGATTCATACTTCTATCCTAGACGTAATGCTAAATTGCCCAAAATATTAGGCTTCTTACTCTTACCCGGATACGACTATTACATTTGGCATGATCATCATTGCGAACTACAAATGGATCCAGAAGAACTAGTCAATACATATGTCAAAGATAAAGACATGGCTGTATGGCGTCATGCTGCTAGGAAATGCGTTTACGAAGAAATAGATCTATTAAATCGTATAAATTTCGACACCAATGAAAGTTTGAACAGTACTTTAGATTATTTTAATCGTATTAATTGGCCTGCTCAATCTGGACTATATGAACTGACCAGTTTAGTCTATGCTAATAGTCCTAAAGTACAGGCAGCATTATTAACTTGGTGGGAATTTATTTGTAAACACAGTAGTCGTGATCAAATTAGTTTTCCGTTAATAGCAAAAAAGCATAGACTAAAATTAGGAATTATGCCAGGCTCTGCTCAACCATATGGCGGTAGCAATGAGATTATGCCTGTAATAAGGGACAAAAATAGCTAGCCAAAATCCTATAAATATAATTATAGGACAAAATCATGCTAGACGTTTGGACAAAAAGATCCGGATATAATTTAGGCACTTACGAAGAAAGAACTCAACTTACTATCGCACTGCCTATATCCGCTAACAATGTAAATCTTCATGTAATCTCAGGTAAACTACCGCCTGGACTAAGACTAAGCGGTGCTAGTATTATAGGCACAGCCTTAGAAGTATCTAAACGAACTGATTTTGAATTTTGTATCAGAGCCAGCAAAAATAACGAAATTTCGGATAGAACATATACAATTACTATTGAAGGCAGTGACAATCCTATTATCATAAACTCACCTGATTTATTGCCTGTTGGACCGAATGAAACATACTTTATATTAGATTCCAGTCCAGTTGAATTTCAAATAACTGCCACAGACACTGACACTGCTGCGGGACAACGATTAAGATATTTTATAAGCAGCGGAGACGGAACATTGCCCCCGGGCCTCAAAATGAATGAACGTGGACTTATCACGGGCTTTATAGAACCATTAATTTCATTGGCCTTGAATGAAAGAAATGGAAATTTTGATAAAGGCCTTTATGATAAAAATGGGTTTGACTATGGACTTAAACCAGACAACGGTTTTGACAGTTTTAAATTTGATGCTATTAATTTTGATTATTCACTACCCTCAATTGGACCTAAAAAATTAAACAGAAATTATGAATTCATTGTATCAGTCAGTGATGGCGACACTGTGGTCAAAAGGAAATTTAGAATTTATGTAGTTAATGAAGATTTCCTACGTGCTGATAACACCATAATGAGCGCAGGAAATAACACATATACCGCAGCTAATAGCGGCGTTAGAGAACCAATATGGTTAACTGCTCCCAATTTAGGAATACTGAGAGCTAATAATTATCACATAATTAAATTAGATGTATATAATGCATTAGAAGTTGGCGTCATTCAATATACTTTAGAACCATCTAATCCAGACAGCACAATTAGTCAATTACCACCAGGACTTAGATTAGATCCAACAAACGGTGAACTATTTGGCATAATGCCATATCAATCTGAAATTGAAGAAATATATCATTTTACCATTAAAGCCAGTAGATATGGCAGAAAAAATGAAGTAGCATCAAGCGATCGAACTTTTACTGTTAGAATTTTAGGAGAAATTAACAGTGAAATGAGTTGGATTAGTCCTGAAAATTTAGGCACCATTGATGCAAACTATATAAGCACATTAAAAATTCAAGCATCAAGTATATTGTCAGACGCCAATATTAGGTATGGAATACCACCTAGGGGAGGGGAACTACCACCAGGATTGACATTAGACAGAGATGGTCAAATTATTGGCAAAGTTGAACAATACGGCAATGGATCTGATATAAAGGGCATGATCACTTTTGACGGCAATACTTTTAGCCTAGACGGCGGTGCAACTTCAATTGATAAACGATTTGAATTTATTGTTCGTGCTCAAGATCAGGCAAATTATAGTAAAATTGATCGAAAGTTTGTAATAACTATTAATACTCCAAATGATAGATTATATAGTAATATCTATATTAAAGCATATATAGAGCCATTTAAACCAACACCGGCAACTAGTAAAAGAGCATTATTTAATAAATTTATCAATGATCAAAGCGTATTCACAAAAGATTATATCTATAGATTAAATGATATTAATTTTGGTATTAGAAAAGATTTAAAAGCAATTATGTATGCTGGTATTGAAACTAAATTAGCAGCCACGTATATTTCAGCTATTGGTTTGAATCATAAAAAGAAACGATTCTTATTTGGTGATATAAAAATAGCACAGGCTAAAATACCAGGAACCATGACTAATGTATATGAAATAATCTATGTGGAATTGGTTGACGAATTAGAACTTAAAAATAAAAAATTAAAACCTAAGATTAAATTACCAAAAGGATCTGCTACCTTAACAGTTGACGCTAGTAATAAAGAATGGAAACGATTAGATAATCCAACAAATGAACCGTTTGCTCCTCGCCCTAACGATATTGTCACTGTGGATCAAACTTCCGTATTAACCAGTGACCCCAATGGAAGAATACGATATCTCAATTCCTATTCCAATTGGAGAGATAGATTAAGATTTTGGAAAAAGACTGATCCTTTAAACCCTTCTGTTATTGTCGACGAATTTATTACCGAACGTAATTATCTCCCATTATGGATGCGTAGTTTTCAAGACGTCACTAGGCAAGAATTAGGATTTGTTTTGGCACTGCCTTTATGCTATTGTCTACCTAGATATGCAGAAGAAATAGTATTGAATATTAAAAATTATCAGAAAGTTAATGGCTTTGATTTTAAAGATTTAGATTTTACTGTAGATCGTTATATAATTGATTCTGTAAAACCAAATATTAATGAGCAAAATTATGGCGATAAATATCTCGTATTTAAAAATAACGGAATAATAATATGAGTAGTAATATAAATTTTAGTCCAATTGATGAAAACTTTCCAGTTCAAGGGCAGGACAATTCCAGTCAAGGATTTAGAGAAAATTTTAAATTTATCAAGGACGGACTTTCAGTAGCCCGTGTGGAAATAACAGCTATACAACAAAATGCTGCTTTCAAAAATCAAAATAATAACTTCAATAGTAAAATAATTGAAGACGCCATACTGAATAATGTCTCACAAAAATATTACGATAATAATATTGTCAGTGGTGATCAGCCTGTTAATGTAAAACTGGCACATGTTCAAAAATTTGTGTTCACTTCTGATGCCACATTGAGTTTTAATAGTTGGCCGACAAGTAGCGGCACCGTGGACAAATATTATCATATAAAATTACACATATTAAGTAATAAAAGTGGCACATATAAAATAATTTTTGGCACAGAATCTAAAGGATCAAGTACTAAAATCAAATATCAAGGATTTGAACTTGATCAAAATAATAAATTTTACTTGTCATTACCAATATCAGGTGCTGAACAGGTTGTTGAAGCCTGGACTTATGATGGCGGAGTCACTGTGTTTTTAAATTATATAGGTGAATTTATATGATGTTTAATCCTTTACTAAACGCATCTACTCTAAGCGATAGTGAATTAGAAAAGAAAATTCAAGAACTTGGACACAAATATTTTCAAACCAACAACGGCGATGTCAAAGTACAAATTATGAATTTTTTAAATATCTACAAACAAGAGTTGGGTGATCGTCGAGCTCGTGAATGGGAAAAACAATCCAAAAAAAATAACAAAGATCTTGACAATCTCATCAACGTCAACTAAAATAGTTGGATGAGAACTGACAAATTTGGCAACGTAATCTATGACGTTAACGATGTGGTAGAATTGATCTACTCTGATAAAGAACACTTATTAGATAAAATCTATTCTGAAAACAACGAAGAGTTTAACAACTTGCCAACTAAAAAAATAGACGCTAATATCTATAACATAGACATTGAAGAGTTTGATCGAGTTTGTCAAAGCGAATGGCTCATGCCAGATGAATATAAAAACCTTAACATAGTAGAATTTGTCCTAGACCAAACTACCAATGAAGAACAATATCAAAGAGCAGTAGAAGAATTAACTGAATATGAAAATAGAAATATGTTCGATCTGCTTCGTTGGCTTAAATATGTAGTAGACACCTGTAGATCTAATAACATAGTTTGGGGTGTCGGTAGAGGAAGTAGTGTAGCCAGTTATGTACTATATCTATTAGGAGTACATCGCATAGACAGTATTAAATATCGTCTAGAATGGCAGGAATTTCTAAGATAAAGGAGAAATATTATGGCAATGAAAGAAGTAGCAAAAAAAGTGCATAGAAGTATGCAGGGCATGGATGTTGATATGGAAAAACTAAAAGCTCAAAATGAACTAGCATTGGCTGTGGGCAATGCCAGGGTAAATGCTCGAGGTGATGAAATTGGTCCAGGTGGAAAAATTATTCGTAAGCGTGAAGACATCATGCAGGAATATTACAAAGGTAAAACAGAATAAGAGGAAAAAATGGTAAGAGGACGAGTAAAACCTATTAGAGATAATGTACTGGTTGCAGATATGGAATTTGATGTTAGAACAACTGTATCTGGTATTATATTACAAAATGACGACGGCAAAACAGAAGGTATTCGCCCACGTTGGGGTCAGGTCTACGCTATTGGCCCTGAACAAACTTCAGTTAAATTGGGCGAATGGATTCTAGTAGAGCACGGTCGTTGGACTAGAGGGATTGAAATAGAAAATGAGGATGGCACTATTACTACTATTCGTAGAGTAGATAATGATTGCATTCTAGCATTAAGTGACGAAAAGCCCAGTGAATTTTAAAATTACTAGGTTGGTGAATAGGGCCATTGACTGGCCCTATTTTTTTCTGTATAATAGAGCCATAGAGAGGTAATTATGAAAGAACTATGGGTAGAAAAGTATCGTCCTAACTCACTTGATGGATACGTGTTTAGAGACGATCATCAACGCAATCAAATTGAAAAATGGATTGAAGAAGGCGGAATTCCCCATCTTTTGTTCAGTGGCAGTGCAGGAGTTGGCAAAACCACATTAGCCAAGATCCTAATTGAACAATTGGGTATGAAACATGCTGATGTACTATATGCTAACGGCAGTAAAGAAGCTAGAAAAGTTGAATGGGTAGATAAACTAATCAACTTTTGCCAAACAATGGCATTTGGTGATTTTAAAATTGTACTCATTGACGAAGCTGATTACATGAACCCTAACAGCGTTCAACCAGCATTGCGTAATCTTATGGAAGAGTACCATGAACATGTGAGATTTATTCTTACCTGTAATTATCCAAATAAGATTTTGCCAGCTATTCATAGTCGTTGCCAAACATTTCATATAGAAAAAAATGACATTGTAGAATTTACAGCAAGAGTGGCCACTATTTTAGTTAATGAAAATGTAGATTTTGATATTGATGCACTGGATTCATACGTTCAAGCAACTTATCCAGATTTGAGAAAGTGTATTAATAATGTTCAAATGAATATTGTTGACGGTATTTTACAAACCAAAGAAGCTAAAACAGACAGCAAAGATTATAAATTTGAAATGGTGGAGCTTTTTAAAAATGGCAAAATAGGTGAAGCTCGTAAATTAGTCTGTAGTCAAGCTAGGCCAGAGGAAATGGAGGAAATCTATCGTTGGCTCTATGACAACATAGAAATCTTCGGCGACGATGCTAGCCAAGAAAAAGCTATTTTAATTATCAAACAAGGACTGGTAGATCATACTTTAGTCAGTGATCCAGAAATTAATTTAGCTGCCACATTGATTAGACTAGGGCATATATAATGAAAATATTAGTAATTGGGCAGCCGCGTTCAAGGTCAAACTTGATCACAGCAGCACTTTCTAATTTTTATAATATACCAAATTTAATCGAACCGTATGACACAATTCAAGTTAATGACGATGAAAAAAAATACGTAGTGGATGTTCAAAAAATCACAGATAATTTATTAAAGAATCAAGATTTTGTCTGCAAATTACAAACTTCACAAATTAAAATTGAAAATCTAATAAATTTTTTTAATCATTTTCAATTTAACGTGTACGATAAGGTGTTTATAACAGAACGTAAAAATACTGTAGAGCAAGTTGCTAGTTTACTATTATCCCAGTTTACCAATAAATGGACCACTTACTATAAAAATCCTCCAATTATTACTTTTGATCCTCGTCGAGATTACCCTGTAATAGAAGAAATTGCAAATGAATTCCTTAAAGTAAGGATTTTAACGGACCTTTTAAATAAAAATGATATTTTATATCATCTTTTAAATTATGAAAGTATTGAAGAGTGGATTAAAAATAATTTAGACAACATAGAAACTGACTTTAAAAAATCAGATTATGATTATAAAAAACTTATATCAAATTATAGTCAACTAGAACATAGTGTATTAGAACATTTTAATAAACTATAATACATAAAAAGGGGCCTAAGCCCCTTTTTTAGTCTCCATATATTGACAATACCTCTTTTACGGCATCGTGTCGTTCAATATCCTTTTGGGTAAAATGAACTATGTCAATATGTTCTAATTTTTTATGCTTTCCTAGTAGGTTGCAAAAGTCAATTAAACCATTATCTTGAAGTCTATCTGCTTGAGCCAAGTCTCCTGTTACAATCATTTTTGAATTCTCTCCTAAACGTGTTAAGAGCATTTTCATTTGATTGGTTGTGGCATTTTGCATT